ATAACTTACAGATTGGCCTTCTCTTAGAGATTTGAATCCACTGTTCTGAATTTGTGAGTAGTGTGCAAAAACGTCTTTGCTACCGTCATCTGGAGTGATGAAACCAAAACCCTTGGTGTCATTAAACCATTTTACTTTTCCTGTTATCATATTATATATTTCCTTGTTATTTTTACTTTACTGTGTGTGTGAGAATTCTATGCTGCCACGTCTATTTCCTGTGGCCTTGTTTCCTTTGATTTCATCTTGTCCGTATCTGGGCGCAGTGGTTCCAACCAACTGTCAGCAATGTATGCCTTGGGAGTATCTCCAAACATATTGCTTAATCCTTGACCGCTGATCCACCAATAGTGATCAGGTATTGGGCACATACAGGCAACACCTTTAAAATCAAATTTGTCGCCTGCATTAAATTTACCAATGTATTTTTCAACCAGAACTATCTTGCCAATATTTTCTTTGTTAAGTGAAAAAATTATTTTTGCAAGATCGCCTGCTTCACATTTCATATTATTTTAACCACGCAATCCTTTCGCCGGATTTTACTCGCCGATTATATTCTTCAACTGAGCCTGGATATCTCCACGCCCATATAGCAACACCCAACATAAATGCTCCGCTCCATAGAACTGCTTTTAGGTTGCCTGTTGCATAAAAAGTGAAGGCAAGTGTGCTCGCCATCACAATAATCATTGCGTATTTTCCTCTTGTTGGAAATACTCGCTTCTTGTTCCAATTGGTCAAGAATTTACCAAACCACGGATGATTATATAACCACGCTTCCATCTTTGGTGAACTCTTTGCGAATGCCCAGGCTGCAATTACTAAAAAAATAGAAAAGGGTATGCCTGGTGTAATTATTCCGATATATGCTAATCCAACACATAAAAAGCCGATTGACATATAAAAGTAACGTTTAATTGGGTTCATTGGGTTCCTTTCGTTATTATATTATTAGTTATCTAATATCGAATGGGCTGTGTATTTTTTTAAGCAGTTCTTTTCCACATATAGACTATGATGTATGGCTGTCTTGTGTCTACAGATGTTTGGGGTCCTGCAAGACTATCTCCATCATAGATTGATTGTTCAATAATTGGTGGGTTACCACTCGCTTGAGAATTTAATCTATAGGCATCGCCGGCATTAATGATACTGACTGCCTTATGAGATGAATAACTTTCAGTGCTAAGAGCAGGATCAGTAAGTGTTGTATCTAATATTCTGTGTCCGTGATCCGGAAGTTGTTGAGCTGTTAGTGTTACATTACTCGATCCACCAGTTGCTTCTGCCGTCCCATAGTCTGTGTCTCCAGATATATATCCAACCGGAACTCTGCCTCCGCCAAATGCCACCCAGGTTCCAAAACCCAGCAGTGTTGCCGGATTGGTTGAATTGGAAGCGTTTACATATATGCTACCAATTGGATAAACTTGTTGTAAGATTACTGTAACATTTGTAAAGTTATTTGCATCAAGAAAGTATGGACTATCAAATCCATCCAGCGTGTCTGCGTTTGATGCGAATACTGCCGCACCTGACTCTGGCTGTGCTGCCCATTTGGTTCCATCCCATTTTAGAACGTCACCTGCTGATGGCGTTGAGTAATTTACGTCCAACAATGATGTAATGCTGGTATTATTTAAATTGACTGTTCCGCTATATGCTTCTACAATAACCGTGCTATCGTCTGCGATAACATTTCCTTGGTGTGTTCCTGTTACGTTGCCAAAGAATCCACCGGAAGCATAAATTTTGTTATCAACAGCATCTACCATCAGGCTTGAATCATCTGCATAAACAGAACCTTTCAGGCTACTCACGGCATAATCTGCAAATATCAAATTGCCATCACTGCCTGTGACTAAAACTTGGTCTGGAAGTCCGGCAGTTGCAGGAAACTGATAACTACCATCACCGCCAAGGTGCGTAAAGTTACCATCCATCTCCTCATAGGTTAATGCCTGACCCTTGTTTGAACGCTTAATTAGTGTCATTGGCTCTGTGTTCCATCGTCATCATAGTGCTTGCCTACATAACTGCTGTAGGTATTTCCACGGAGGCCTGGATTATCCTTGATGTAATCAAAGACTACATATTCAAATCTTGCCGTCTGTTGCTTGGTTGGTAAACTCGTAAAGGAAAATCCTGTTGCGTCTAGTTGTGCTTCCGTTTCACTATACTTTGGCATTGCACTATCCGTTTGCTATAACATTAGAACTTGCTGTTGCGGCAGCATTTGGTACCCAACTACCGTGTCCGGCTGTTGCATCGCCCAGTCTATGAACGGCAATGTTATTTGCAAATACGTTTGGTGAAGCGCCAACTGCTGGATCACCGCAGGCGGTCACATCTCCTCGTCTTACTACTTGTGAATTATTTACTAAAACATTACCACTGCCTGTAGCATAGGAAGTTTGGTGGAAAGGACTTGGTGTGGGACTGGCGTGTCCTATGTGTACATCCTGCCCAACTCTTACTATTCCTGGCATTACGTCACCAGTCCTGTGGTGCTTTGAATGTATTGTTTAGCCATCGTCTCCATTGTCTTTGTAATGGTAATTACATTCTTTTCATTAAACTTTAATTGTGCCTTTTCAGGATCAACCGTAAACATATAAGGAGCAAGGCCCATACCTTTGGGTGTTTGTGCTAACATAAGAGGTTTTGAGATAGTAAATGTGTCTGGTGTTTCTTGTATCAGTTTGCCAACAATTTCTTCTCCACTTGATAATTTGATTGAAACTATATCATTTTCTTTGTATGGTGTTTCGATTAGCATTATAGTGTGTGTCCTGTTCCGTTGTAGCCCGTGTCATCTACGTATTTTGTAAAAGCATCGTAGCCACCAATTTTCTTTCCGTTGATTACAATCTGTGGAACCGTTCTTGCATTTGGAAATTGTTCCATTAATTCTTCTCTCGTGTAGTCAGTGCCAAGTGATTTGTATGTGTAATTAAATCCTCGAGTCTCGCAAAAACTCTTTGCCTTGTCGCAGAACGGGCACATTGGTTTTCCGTATATCTCAATCATTGTGTGTGTCTCCATTTGTTAATCTGTTTTTCTAATTCTTTGTCCGATAAAATGTATTTGTATTCACCAGATACATACATTCTAAATTTTTTAAGAAGTTTAATTTTCCAATCTATTAATTTTAAAAATGCGTATCTTATATTGTCAAGCATAAGTTATCCTGAATATACTGTTGAACCGTTTTTATCTATAACACGTACCATTATGACGCCAGCACGTTTCTTTTGGAGAGCAGCAGATACTGCCTGTGCTTCACTGCCATATGTTCCATATGTGGTCCAACTTTCATATGGTGTATTTTTTTTAAACTGCGCCTTAAACATCTTACCTATCCTATAAAGTAAATCCTTTAAATGTATCTTTTTCTACATCCTGTTTTACACCACCAACAATATAACTTTCAACTTCTGTTTCTTGTGGTGCAACCTGTAGACCCGATGAACTCAACCAGTGCTGTGTCCAAGGTAAAGGATTTGTGTTTAGTGGTCGATCATAGATCGTTTTTAATCCAAGTGCTTTTAATCTTTTGTTTGCAATGAATTCTACATATGCGTGTAATAGATTAGCATTCAATCCAACTATTGAACCTTTTTCAAATAAGTAATCAGCCCAACGTTTTTCTTCGTCAACACACTGTTTCCACATCTCATAAACTTCTTCTTCGCATTCTTTTGCAATCTTAACAAAGTCTGGATCATCGTTTCCTTTTGCCCAGTGCTTTAAAATGTGTGTTGAAAGATTAAGGTGTGTTGCTTCGTCACGTGCAATCAGTGAAATAATCTTTGCTGATCCTTCCATCAATTTCAATTCACCAAACGCAAAGGTACAAGCAAATGATACGTAGAAACGCAATCCTTCTAGAATATTTACGGTCATCATTGCCTTGTATAATTGTTTTTTGACGTTGTACATATCGCCCTTGCCCTTATTAAAGTATTCGTTGGCTGCGTTATAGAACTTGTCATATTCTCTTGTTACTGATTCTGCTCGTGCAATAATTTCCTTGTCATCAAGAATGGTGTCAAACACTTCGCTTGGATCTGGATAAACGTTCTTTACGATGTGAGTGTATGAACGTGAGTGAATTGTTTCCTGGAAGTCCCAGCATACGATACAACTTTCTAATTCTGGATTAGAGCAGTAAGGCAAGAAAGCCAAACAAGGTCCACGGCCCTGTACACTATCAAGCAGAGTTTGATACTTTAGGTTTGAAGTAAAGATGTGTTTTTGTTCCTCACGAAAATCCTGATAGTCTGCTCTATCTTTTTGTAAACTGACTTCTTCTGGTCTCCAAAAGTAACCAAGCATAGTTTGGTTTAGTTTATCATACTCAGGATAACGGAATACGTCATACCTTTGAGTGTTCTGATCCTCTCCAAAAAACATATACTGTTTAGTGAAGTCTACTTTATTCTTGTTGAATACTGTTTTAGCCAATTTTTGTTTCTCTCTCTTTCCTGTCATATCTCATTATATGTTACAAGCCTCGCACTCTTCTCCGTCAATCTCAGTTGATGGAACAGTCTCAACACCATTGCTGTGACCGTTTGCGTGACCGTTTGCGTGACCATTCATAGTACCGTTCATTGTAACACCATTTACTTGTGTGTCAACTACGGTTTCTTCCAAACCTGCCGGTTGAACAGTATCTTCCTCACCCTTGAAGTCATAGGTGTTTTGATAGTAACTTGTCTTCCAACCCATTTTGTATGTGGTTAGCATATCCTTCATCATTATGCTGAGTGGAACTTCATTATTCTCAAAATGCTTAGGATTGTATGACCAGTTGCCGCTGATAGCCTGATCAAAGAATTTTTGCATTGCAGCAACAATATTAATGTAACCCTCATTACCTGGCATATCCCAAAGCAGTGTATAAAAATTTTTCAGTTGATTATACTGCGGAACAACCTGTTTAAGAGGCCCTTTCTTTGACTTCTTAATGGACAGGAATGCTCTAGGCGGTTCAATTCCATTTGTTGCGTTCGACACAACGGAACTGCTCTCCGATGGCATTTGTGCGGACAGTGTTGAGTGGCGTAGTCCGTGTTCCTTGATATCCTTGCGTAGATCATCCCAATCATATTTTAATGTTGCCTTGATTACTTCATCAACGTCTTTCTTGTATGTGTCAATTGGCAGGATGCCATCCGCATACTTGGTTCTGCTGTAGTACTCGCAGGCTCCTCTTTCTTTTGCTAGTTCATTTGAAGCACACAACAAATAGTATTGGAATGCTTCTGAAAGTTCGTGTACTAATTTCCAAGCCTTTCGGTCTGAGTATTTAACCTTGTTCTTGGCAAGATAATGTGCCAAACCAATATATCCAACACCAAGAGAACGTCTTGCCTTTGTGCTGATTTCAGCAGCCTTTACAGGATACCCTTGATATTCTATAATTTCCTCTAATGCCCTTACAGCAAGGTCACATAAGTTTTCTAATTCTTCTAGGTGATTAATTAATCCCACGTTAATTGCAGAAAGAATACACAGAGCAATTTCACCCTGTTCATCATCAATATGACTAATAGGCTTGGTCGGAAGTGTTATTTCCTGACATAGGTTACTCATATATACGGGATCTTTAAATGAACTGTGACTGTTTGCGTGATCAACGTTCATAATGTAGATACGTCCAGTTTCAGCACGTTCCTTTAATAGGTCGCCAAACAAATCCATTGCCTTGATCTTTTTCTTCTTGATGGAAGTTTTTCTCTCGGCGGCTTCATAGAGTTCCTTGAACTTGTCATTGTCTCCGCTGTAGAATGCATCATAGACTTCCGGGACTTCGTGAGGCGAGAAAAGAGTAATGTCTTGA